AGAAAACGAACCTCTCCGTACGGCGTGGCGCGACTCATACCGCGCAGTTATCACTGACACTATGGGACTCCAGATGCTCAACGAAACGATGAATGATGTTCTCATTGATCGTCTCGAAAGACGTTTTGCAGATGATCCGGAAAAGCTCGAAGAAATCTTGCGTCCTACTCTACGCGATGCTGATAACGAACCCCTCACAGCACCTGATGGTACGATTTTGCGTGGTCGTCGTGACTTTGTGAGCCAAGACGCTGCAGCACAAATTCTCACCGCCGCTACTGAAAACTTGACTGAATTCGAGCAGTTTTTCACGAGTGCCGTAGATACGGGTATCATGCTCTACGGTGTAACAAAAGGCAGATTGAAACTCAGCCAGAGAGAACTTGCAGATGCTCGTAAAAAAGTTGATGACGTTATCGCAAGGGGGGATGCAGAAGGTGCTAGCAAAAACGATGTGTACATGGCAAATCGTATACGTAATTTACCTATCAATCAACAAATTTCGGAATTAGTCACTGCAAAACAACTAGATGATGTGAATCTACTAGCGATTACTAACGCTCTCAAAGTAGAATCTTCTGTAGCAGGAGCTAACAGCATCAAGACCGAAATGTTACGACTTGACCGGGAGATCATTCGCATCAACAAGAGCGGCACTCCGAGAGAAAAGTTAACGATTGGTGACCTCCAAGCACAAAAACGCAATCTTCAACAACAATACTGGGGCAGTCGCATCAAGCTCCACGGTATGCCTGTTATGCGTACTACCGCTCTCGGCGGCGCACCCCTAGCTGCCGCACAATATTTTAGCGGTGAATACCTTACTGAATCATTCGGCGGTGACCGTATGGCTGCAGAGGGTTTGGGAGCGATGGCGTACCTTTTCGGTGGTCGGCCCATCCTCAAGTTCTCGTCGTGGGGTCTTGCTTCTGTAAACTACAAGCTCGGTAATCCTGCGGGAATTGCGATTGAAGCTACAGAAGATTTTATTGGCACCACCGCAAATATATTTAGTTTTGGCACTATTAAAAGCGACTTTTTGAGTGGGGCTTTTACAGATCGAGACATAAATGCGTACGTAAAACAGCTAGAGGCAAGATCAGGCCGTCGTATCACGTACAAAGAGCGTAGAGGCTTGGAGTACGTAAAGAAGCTTTCTTCTGTACTCGACGACGATTCGCGGCAGATGGTTGCTAGAAGTATCGAGCGGTACGAAAGGCTCCGCGAGGATATTGTCACGATGCTGCCTCCTGAAAAACAAGTAGAAGGTGAAAAGCTATTTAGTGAGTCTTTTGCTGTTATGTCTAACTTGGGCTGGATGCGTTCGGCAGCTATTCTCTCTACAGGCAAAGTGAACATAGGCGATTTGTCGAAAGCGGACGGCACACGAGAGGCTCGTGCGGCAGATGAGATGAACAGGAAGAACGTCGAACAGGCTAACTTCGCTATTCGTAATCTCGAAAAAATGATGAATGACAACGTGGTCGACCCAGAAAATCGGGAACGCATCACAGAATTTATCGAAACACTTCGTCGCACTACTGAACAGGCTACAGTTGACATCGAAAGAAATGCTGCAAATCTGCGGGATCAGATCGAGCAGACTATCATTGCCGGTGTTTCTGATCCTGACACCAAAGTAAATTCGCTTGTACTCGATGAACTCCTGAAATTGGGATACGATGTTAGCAAAGGTATCCAGCAAGACTTGACAGAGGGTGCGTATTACGCCCGCTCTAGGGGGTACGTCAACGAAGCCTTAATAGCTCGTAGCGAAGCCTTAAAAGCTCGTCGTGGAACTCGTGACACCTTCAGAGAAACTTCCGAGAATATGGAAGTTGTGATGATGAATCACTTCGATGACGCACGAGATGTAGCGGATGCGGGCTTTAGGAAACTCGATGAAGTTGTGGGTGAAAAGACTATTAATATCGGGGACATGGTACTCGAAATGTACGACCTAATGGAGGGTGTACAACTCGGTGACAAGCGGAATTTTACTCGATTACAGAATTTCTTCTCATCAAAGTCCGAGTTGTTCCGGGGTCGTATGGGTAAGCGGGCGCAAACCGTGTTCGAAAACATGGCTAACCGTGCGTTTAGTACGCTCAGTCCAGAGGCTGTCGATAATCTCATCGCTCTTCATCGTACGGAATTTGATGCATCAGGCAACCGCTTAGAAACATTCTTGGGCACAAATGCAAATCTCCAAGATATCGTTGCGTACAAGCTGTCACGCGGGGAGTTCAACGCCTTTCAAGCGACACCGAAAGAAGTCATGGATATGGTTTCCATATTCCACGATTATGCCATCTCTCTCAAAGACCCCGCCCTAGCTCGTCAGTACTACAACTACGCAGACCGGGCTGCAGAGATTGTTGGTGAGCAAGCACCGGAATTTCAGAAACAGTGGCAAGCTGCTGCAGACAAGTACAAAGTGTTATGGTTCGATAAGTTCTTTCGTCAAGACGGCCCTATCGCTAAACTACGCGCCTCACAGAAGCCGGGTGCATTCGGTTCGAAAGAAACACGAGAAGCTCGTCGTGCTGCTGCACGTGATGAAGAAGTCACGGACACACTCTTCGGTGAAATGTTTATGTACGGTTACGGGACAACTGATCCCCAGACGTTCCTCAACCCTCTCGTGAGGCGCATGGAACGGGCACTTCGTCCGGGTGCGACTGCTGCAGACCGAGTGGAGTTTGACAGTGTGGCTCGTCGTCTCATAGCAGAACTAGCAGACCGAGATGAGACTGGCAAGGCATTCTTCGACGCAACCAACCCAGAAAGTATGCGCCGACTCGGTGCCTTACAGGCTACTCTCGGTGAATTTATGTATGATGCGTGGGCATCGAAGGTTGTAAAGAATCTCGATGACACAACTCCGTTTAGGGTCGGTGCCGTTTCTGGGGACACGAGGTCTAAAACGTACACTCGTAAGCAGGAGTTTGACCGGATGCAAGAGACTGGGGGATACAAGATGGACCCCATCGATATGCAAGGCGTCACATTCTTGGAGGAGGCGTTTACTGTAGAAGTACGCGGAACGGGTCGCCCTAAAGAAGTGAAGATTCTCGATCTCGAAGGCATGGTCAGTGAACAGCGTAGTATTGAGAGCCTAATTGAAAAAGACGAAAGTTACGCCAAGCAAGCCATCTCTGCTCTCGAAAGTTTTGCCAAACGTGTGGATGCGGGCGCGGCTGCTGCAGAACTCAACGCTCGTAAAGACACGGAATCTCTTGCACTCGTAAAACGTGCGATCCGTATTGAGGACGGCGACGCCTTTGTTTCGGAGTTTATAACAAAGGGTGGCGGCGCAAAGTCCGTCAAAAATATCAAGGACGAGGTACGTTTACGCCTTCAAGGAGGCGATCCTAACAAGACTACAATTACAGTTCGAGGCACAGAACTCGATATAAATGATGCCGTTGATCGTGGCGTAAAGCTCCTTCTTTTTGATGGTTTACAGAGAGTGGGCCGAGTTACCGTAAGAGAGGGCCAAGTACAAAAAGCATTTGGCGACGAGAAGTTCGCAGTCACGTACGAGTCTCCCGGAGAACTTTTCGCTATGCTGGATAATCCCCGGTCATTCGCTTTTGTGTCAGATATTCTCGGTGAAGAACATGCTCAGTATATTAAAGATATCACCGAGTATATGGTGATGCGTAGTCAGCACGAAAAGATCGATCCACGACTCGAAGGAATCGTAAAAGGTTTTGGCGTCAATCAGCTTATCTCTCGTGCGTTTAACATTCGTCGTGGTATGGTTAGCCCACAGTACGTGGCGGCAGAGGTAGCCGTGTCTATCGCCTCACAAGCAGGCATGGACATGATGAAGTTTGCAGCTAACGACGAACAGGCTGCACGTCTGATGCGTAAATTTATTGAGTTCCCAGACGATATGACGAAGGCAGAACTCGATACGTTCTCTAATCAGATCATAACTTTTGTCGTCACTGAGGGCGGATACTTAGGCTTAAACTTTGATGATATCGCAGAAGACATAGCTATTAAGGCAGGAGTAATTAGTGCCGGAGCCGCCGCAATAGCAGTAGAGTCGGCCAGTAGTGTGGCTGAACTTTTCACATTAGCAGAAGATGAATCAGGAGGAGGAAACTGATGAAAACGTACAACAACGGCCAGCGTAAGGCCATGATGTATGGTGGCATGTCCCGTCGCAAGCCTATGATGTACGGCGGCATGGCTACCAAAAAGAAACCCCGCAAGAAAGCTCAAGCGGGGGGCATGATGTCAACCACACAAGGTCAACAGAATCAGATGAAGGACAAGCAAATGTCTATGCCGGGGATGTCTATGATGCCCGGAATGGCAGGCGGCGGAAAGCTAAAGATGGTCACGAATGATACTGGTCAGAAGGTGCCGTTCTACGCTGCAGACGGCAAAGGCAAAAGCTAGATGTATCTGGCAGACTTGTCCATCGCCTCGTTTGCCCATGAACTCAAGTACCGCAACAGGCTTGCTATGGAGTGTGCCCCATCATACTCCGGCAAGCCCTTGTTCATAGTTTCTTCGAACTCTTCAGGCTTCACAGACTCACAGAGTAATTCGACTTTTCCGGTGCTAAGAAGGTTTGCTTCGAACTTAAACAGCGATGCTTTGTTTGACATCAGACAACTCACTAATAGGTAGGTTGTAGCAATCGGCCTTGAATGTGAAGCCGTTTGCGGGGTCTACGTCGCCCCGTTTGTATTTCGTTGCCTTTGTGTAGAAATCTTTTTTCGGAATAGAACCCAGTATCCACGCTTGCGATGAGTCGGTCAGGATGCGTACAAATATATAACTGTCGCAATCCTGCTTGGCACCGTGTGCAGCCACCGAACAGTCGTAGTGTGGAAGAGGGCGGGTATTGCAGCGTTTCGTTTTTACATCGATCCGCTCCCCGTCCCTCACCAAATCATAGTCGTAGGTATTCGACTGGTCTGCGTCCATAGCGTCAGCCACGATGATCTCGCCTATCGCACCAACCACATGACTCAAGCTACCAGTGATGCTGCCCTGTAGATTGCCTACAGTGGCAGCTTTCTTTTTGGCACGGGATATGATATCAGGCGTTATCTTTACTTGAAGCATCAGTTTCTTCTTTTTCGAACATGCGCTTATACGTGAGCATAGCTGCTTGGCACTCTGCCACTTTCATGCTGAGTTCATTGAGTCGCCTAGATGTGTGACTCATATTATTTATAATCTGTTTCTGTTTGTCCGACAAATCATCTAGTTTATATTCTTTGCCGTCCAGTGTGATCGTAGACTTCTCACTCATTCTTACTCTCCTGTTCTTCCTTTTCTCGTTTTAGCATCCACTCCCTGTAACAGGGATGGTGAGGATGGGGATCATACTGAATCCATCCGTCACCCTGCTTCCACACGAGGGGTGGCTTTTTCTTTTCCTTCTTAGGCGGCATTCAAGTCTACCACTTCGCACACGCCTGCAGTACACGCCAGTTCACGTGATCCGGATGTGTTGTCTTCCTTCTCATACTCTGACAGTGCAGCCCAGTCGATAGCCAGCGTACCGTACGCAGCTTGCCATTCCAAGTAATCATCCGCCTCAATGTCCTGATACGGAGCCTGTTGGTACGTATGATCTGAGTGAGGCAAAAAGGATACGCCAGATGCCACGTCGAAGTTCTCGTATACCCACGCCCCTACTTTCATCCACTCGTGTTCTTTGACCGTGATAGTCACAGAGGGCTTGTGTTCACACCAGTATATAGCATAAGTCTTCCAGAGTTCAAGCTGTTGAATAGCTGACATATCATCGCGAGTTACGGCACCCTCTGGAGAACGCATCGCAAACGAGAAGACAGTCGTAGAGTCCGGCTTCATAACACATGCTTCACTATATATTCCCTGTTCCTTGAGAAACTGTGTCAGGGGGTCTTTGTTGTCCCCTCGCACTGTGCGGATATAGTGTTCGTTGTGACGGGCGTGAATACCACTAGCGGCGTCTACGAGTTGAGACACAGTGCCCGACGGCTTTACACAGGTGATGGCAGCGGACTGAGGGATTCCAAGCATCTGGGCATACTGTTGATTGGTATCGACGGCGACTTGTTTCATTTCTTCGAGCCATCGACGGGAATCGACGGTCTTCGATAAAACTGAGTGATCCATTATACCAGTCAAGGACACGCCCAATAAGCGTTCTTCTTCTGTGTTGTCTTTCCATACTTTCCTCAGATACTTGAAATCGGTCAGGGTTGACTGCAGGGTACCCAAGATGGTTGCGAGACGCACCTTGCGCTTCAGGGACTCCAGCGTATCGTTTTCGCGGACCACCACCTCTGACAGGTTGCAGAACTGATAGGGACGCAGGATGATTTCAGAACATGGGTTCGTGCCCCACATGTGTCCCTGCTCACGTCGTCCGTTACGAGCAACCTGTTTATCTGCTGCTGCACGATTGAAAATACCACGCTCACCGGACTTGGAATCGTATAGGGCCAGCCACTCTCGCATAAACGTACCCATTTCCGGCTTACCCTTATAGGCTACAGAATTGTTGGCAAGGGCACGTTGACCCTCGTGTTCCCACCACTGACCAGACTTGGCGTGTGCCATCTGATCGTCATTCAGGTTGGACAGGGAGATCAGGGCAGAGCGACGTACGCCACCAACTACGACGATCTCACCAATCTTACACATCAAGTCGTGGCATTCGATAGGAAATAGCTTACGCCCCTGCGCCTTACGAAACAGTGCGACTGTAAAATGAAACAGGTCATCTAGTGGGCCGGGGCCAGATGCACGACCACCCATAGTCTTCAGGCGTTCGCCCGATGCACGTACGGCAGACAAGTCCCACTCCGGAATCTGTCCGGCGTAGAGTAGCGCAATCAATTCCCGCAGGGACTTTGCCCACCCCGGCTTCGAATCACCCACGCGGATCACAGTGTCCGTCTCGTGCATAGCGTCACTGATAATCGGAAGATTCTCCACATTCTCACGTTCAACGGAGAAGCCTACGCCCGTGCCGCACATCAGGATGTACATGCACTCATCGAAAGAGCGGGGGCTATCCACGGGGATATAGCTGCAATTATACCCGCAGATGTTGTCACGTTCGAGAGCGGCACCAGCAGTCATCATACCACGCATGGAAGGCATAATTTCTTGTCCGACAATAGCTTCCTCAATATCAAAGATATCGTCGTCGGAGATGTCGAAATTATGCTTGCTTTTAACGTGATTACGCATGAAGCTTGTGTAACGGTTTACGGTTTCATCCCAGTTCTCTCTGCGCTGTTCGCTGTCGAGCCAACGGGCGTAGCGGGACTTGTGAATGAATTGTTGGTAGGGTGTGGGCAGCATGTTATTCACGGTTCTTCTCCTCAATAAGTTTATTTAAATAGAACTGGGCCTTTTTAAGGTCTTCGAGTCCATTTTTGTATCTGTACCGCCAGAGGTACTTGAGGATGTTGCCTTGCAGGTAGTGTTCGAAGCCGTCGCCTGTCGCCGCTGCGATTGCGTCAAGGCATTCGATACCTGCCTGATTATAGTGTGGCGGGTGATTGACGTTATCGGCATCCTTGCTCTTCTCCCCCAAGTAGTCCTCGTTACGTATACGCATGTATTCCTCGTGTCTCATCTGTTGTCCCCATCACCCTGTATCTTACCCTGTGCCATGCGCGACTTCAACTTATAGATGTTCATCTCCGCAATCTGTTGCAGGGTAAAGCCCAGATCGTCTGCGAGGGCCGCACAGTACCACAGAACATCTCCTATCTCTTTAGCTATCTCTCCCTTGAACTGGGCGTCGTCTCGCCCGTCGCGGTAGATTTTCTTCACCTTGTCGGCAACCTCGCCAGCCTCACCAGCAAGGCCCAGAGCAGGATATACGATTTTCATACGTTCTGGATAGATGGCAAACTCACGAGCTTGCATCTGGTAATTGTTTATATTCCAGTTGTCCTTGATCATTGTGCCTTACCAAAATCTATCTTGACTATGTTTGTTCCATCTTCATGCTTGACAGCGGGAACACCCACATCTTCTTCCATCTTTTCTTTGATATTCAAGAATGCCAGACGTGCCAAGCCTGCTTCCATGACCCTATCGAAGTCAGACTCCAAGAGTTCCATGATACCATTCGTTACGACTGTACCAGCCTCGTAGAATTCTTCATCCTCTTCCGTTGTGGTATCGTACGCAGATATAGAGAAGCTTTCCTCGTCAATCTTACGCAGTATGATGTACCACCTGTTCGGCATCAGAGTTGCCTTTTCAAACTCGCCCTCATCAATCGTTGTCATCTTTTAGCCACTCCTCTGGGATTGAACCTTCTGCCCACTCGAACCCGTGTCTGTCAGCCCACGCACCATACGTGGTTTTAGAACCTTTGTATATTTTATTGTGTGCCCGAAGAAACACAAAACGTATGTCGAGGTCCGGATGTTGCTCCTTGACGAGAAGCATCTTCATACGATCCCCCTTGTCGAGATGACCCTTTGCCTCAACGTATATGTCTGTTTTAGTTAAATAAAAGTCGGGTGTGTATGTTCGTGGTTTAGGCACGTACGTAAAACGCTGCGACTCGTACTCGTAGTCGATACCCTTATCCGACAAGGAGCGGGCTAGTGCTAATTCGAAGTTAGAGCGGAACCCCGCTTTAGCTGCCGAACTTTTTTTCATAGACGCATTCCTACGGATGCTAGTCTTTTTAGAATGTACCCTGCCAGCTTTGGCGACAGGCGTTCCAAAGTTGAGAATTCGTTTGTCAAGCGAATCAGTGGGACGCATACATTTACTCCAGAGCTTGCAAGGCGGCTAATCTTTTGTATTTCCGCCTCTACGGTTGTAATATCACGCTTCTCTGTTTGAGAAGAAAGCGCACCGGATTCGCTAAAATTCTCACGTAACGTCAGGGGTAAGGCACGATTATTCTGTC